GGTGTTGAAAGTGTGTATGCACTAAACAATCGGCGTGTAGCTGAATTGGCTATGGCACGTGGATGGCGCTACAGTGATAGGCTACAAGTGCCGCTGTTCAAGAATGAATGGGGCACGTAATGTTTGATGCACTAAGGAATCTTTTTAAACGGCCTGCTCCTACTGACAAGGACATTGCTACACAAAAGAATCAGCCTTGGGTTGCGGTTACCAAATTTGACCTAGATCATAATAATCCTAGTCAAGGCAGTTTTGAACTAGACTGGAATCCACAATTTGTTGCTTGGCTAAAACAAAATGGTTATCCTGGGGATACAGATGATGCTATGGTAGACCAGTGGTTTCAACGTATTTGCAGACATGTAGCAATGGAAACGTGGGAAGAATACGGCAATATTCCCCCACTAATTAAACGCACTCCCGTTGACAAAGATCGCAACTCATATAGTTAAAAATGTCCAAATATATTATCATTGATACTGCTAACAGTTACTTTCGTGCTAGGCACACAGTTAGCCGGCAGGCCGACATTAGCGAACGCTTGGGTTTTGCTATCCATACCACACTAGCATCAGTACAAAAAGTTTGGCGTGACCAACAGTCTGACCATGCTGTATTCTGTTTAGAAGGGCGTAGCTGGCGTAAAGACTACTATCGCCCTTATAAAGCCAATCGCAGTGAAGCACGAGCAGCACTAAATGTTCGCGAAGCTGAAGAAGATCGTGCATTTTGGGAAAACTACGATCAGCTGACTGCATTTATTCGAGACAAGACCAATTGTACTGTACTGCAACATCCTAGGCTCGAAGCTGATGACCTAATTGCTGGTTGGATACAGAATCATCCTGATGATCAACACGTTATTGTTAGCACTGACACTGACTACTATCAATTGCTAGCTGACAATGTCAGTATCTACAACGGCGTTAATCGCGAGTTGATTACTATTAACGGCGTAGTTAATGATCGTGGACGCCCGGTAATTGACAAAAAGACCAATGAACCCAAGACTGCCCCTGATCCCGCTTGGGCACTGTTTGAAAAGTGTATGCGCGGCGACAGTAGCGATAACGTCTTTAGTGCGTATCCTGGCGTTCGTACTCGCGGTACTAAAAACAAACCCGGACTGCAAGAAGCATTTGCAGATCGACACAGTCGTGGGTACAACTGGAACAACTTAGTATTGCAACGTTGGCTAGATCACGAGGGAGTTGAACATCGTGTACTAGATGATTACCAACGCAACGTAACACTAGTGGATCTCTCAGCACAACCTGAAGATGTCAGAAAGCTGATTGACGAAACAGTCAAGGCTGCTGTTCCTCGTCAATCACCCATGATTGGCACTGAGTTTTTGAGATTCTGTGGACGACACGATCTTGTTAAAATTGGAGAGCAAGCCTCATATTACGTAGATATTTTTACAAAGGCCCTAGTATGACTGCAAAAATTGCTAAACCTATCGTTAAAAACAAAAGTTGGTTACTGATTGAAGATGGCCGCAAAGTGGGCAGTGTCAGTGCAGTAAATCGACAATATCTAATCAAATTCACTACCGGACAACAAGAGGTTGTACCCAGTGCAGATCGAATTAAAAAACAGTTCAACGTTGAATTTGAAAAGTATCAAACTGGCCCACAAACCACTATAGTCAGTGACTATCCCACCGTAGGAGCTGTGTACAATCCAGTCTACAACATTGTCAAACGTATTCCCATGTACACACAACAACGTCGTAGCCGCTGTTGGTATGCTGCTGGGTATTATGCTGTTAACTATAACGGTACTTGGGCTGTAGAACTGTGTCCTAAAGTAATACATTTGAATCGCAATGCATTTCGTGGGCCATTTAAAACTCAAGATGACGCTGATGAGTCATACAGTAAGAATACCCTGGTGTGACCAATACGGGTCTATTGCCCCGTGGGACGAAGTGTGTATTTGGACGCTAGAAACGTTTGGCCTTCCCGGAGATCGTTTTACTACACATCCTACCGAATACTATATGGACTTTGTATTTTACAGTAAACAGGATGCTGAGATTTTTACATTAAGGTGGATCTAATATGTCTATGGCCCATATTCAACGATTTTTAGATGCTGTACAAGTAGCACAACAAAACAATAACCCTAGAATCATCTTGTCGCTTAACCAAGCACAAGACCTAGCATTAGATATTGGACGGGTGCTAGCGGTGGCTTTTGCCCAGCAATCAACTGCTCCCGCCGCAGTAGCACTGATTGGGGGCAGTTTTACAGATAAATAGAGTTACAATAATCTAATTTATCAATGTCACGACCCAAACCCACGGTGCTATTAGAAACAATAGACAAATCAACTTATAGATCAGACCAAGTTCTAGAAGCCGATGGCATTTGGGCAGTATTTTACAACAACCGTCCTATTAATTTAAAAACCATGAATGTACTGGTAAATTATCCGGGACCTAAATACAAAAAAGTCAGTCACAGCAATCAAGGACATGCGATTAATCTAGCAAAAAAACTAAATGCACAGTTCAAGACTGACAAATTCACAGTGGTGTTGTTGAATCATGGAACCACAGTCTGGCCTAGCCCTTGAGCGGCAGAAATTGTTACAGCAGTATTTTGACGAATCAGCTCAGGCAAAGATTCAAGAAAAATACCAATTTTCTATCCTAGAAGAAAATAAAATTTGGATGTTTCCTCGTTGGGGAGGACCGCGAACGAATCCCTATAGACTCAGTGAAATAGGGTTGAAAATTTTTAAAGCATATTCGTCTAGGGTCGCACTAGAAGTGCCATTAGTCACCCGTGAGCTGAGTTTCCTGCCAATACGATTCACGGTAGCTATCTCCCAATCATTGACTGAACCCTACTTCATAGACACTTACCGATTGATCCTATTTGGCGAGAATGACCAAACTTGGGCACTGATGCATGACGTAGACGTACAAAAACTTTATAAGGCTGTTGCATAATGAATGAACCTGATGAAATTATTTTTACCAGTCTGGCTACTGGCGCTGTAGTTGTCAAGCACGGCCAAGAATACCAAGTTTATGCGGAAAACGCACTAGTTGACACATTACGCTACAAAGATGCTGCTGTAATGGCCGCCATTGGTTTTCGCCACCAAAACGACACCGAATCTGAGAAAAAACAAGCCAAGTCGGTGTAAAAATGTTGGTTTTTCACTACAGTTGACACGCCATTAAATGAGCCGTATAATAGTGACACTTAGCAAATTTTACGGAGAACACAATGTCTGCAGTAGTTAGCACTAATCGTACAGTTACCCTAGACCAAGCACGGCGTCGTGTGCGCCATTGCTTTGACATCAAGCGCCCTGTGTTTCTTTGGGGCCCACCCGGAGTCGGCAAAAGCGAACTCATCGCCGACATCACTGCCGAACTTGGCGGTTATATGATTGACCTGCGTATGGCACAGATGGAACCCACAGACATTCGTGGTATTCCATTTTTTAACAAAGAACTGGGCAAAATGGACTGGGCTCCCCCAGTAGACTTGCCCGACGAAGAACTAGCTAGCCAGTATCCCATTGTTGTGCTGTTCCTAGACGAAATGAACTCGGCTGCCCCTGCTGTCCAAGCAGCCGGTTACCAGCTGATTCTCAATCGTCGAGTTGGCAAGTATGTATTGCCCAAGAATGTAGTGTTGGTAGCTGCTGGCAATCGTGAAAGCGACAAAGGTGTTACTTACCGTATGCCCAGCCCGCTAGCTAACCGTTTTGTGCATTTGGAAGTGCGTGTTGACTTCCCCAGCTGGGAAACTTGGGCAGTTAACAACAACATTCACCAGGATGTTGTGGGCTACATTACATTTGCCAAACAAGACCTTTTTGATCATGATCCCAAGAGCGCAAGCCGTAGCTTTCCCACTCCACGTAGCTGGAGCTTTGTCAGCGAGTTCTTGCAAGACACTGAAGCCACAGACGACGAGCTAACCGACTTAATTAGTGGCTGTGTTGGCGAAGGACTTGGCATTAAGTTTATGGCACATCGCAAGATTTCCAGCAAACTGCCCAAGCCCGTCGACATCCTAGCAGGCAAGTCCACCAAGTTGGACACTAAAGAAATTTCAGCTATGTACAGCCTGGTGACAAGTCTTTGCTACGAACTGCGTGATCGTTTTAACGAATACGGCAACGCCAAGCGTGACAAGTGGAACAAAGAAGTTGACAACTTTTTCCAGTACATGATGGACAACTTTACTACTGAGGTTGTTATTATGGGCGCTCGCGTTGCTCTTAGCACATACGACTTGCCACTAGATCATCGCAAACTGGTCAGTTTCAAGGCCTTTAGCGAGCGCTACGGTAAGTACATTAGTGCTGTGGCCAACGAGTCCAAGTAATACAATTCACCAGCAGGAGATACGCTATGACTACTACTAGTTCAGCTGAGAAATCAGCAGTCAAGACTGTTACTAATCCGCGAGTGGATCGCGAAGTGCGCGAAAAGATTGTTACTGCTCGGATTGGCCTGCTGTTGAAACAACCGTTTTTTGGTAACTTGGCAACCCGCATGACACTGGTCAATGGTGACGAGTGGTTAGGCACTGCGGCCACAGATGGGCGAACCCTCTACTATAACAGCGAGTTCTTTAAGGACCTCAACGTTAAAGAAATTGAGTTTGTTATTGGACACGAGATTCTACATGTATGCTATGACCATTTTGGACGTCGTGAGCATCGTGACCCAAGGCTATACAACTGCGCGGCCGACTACTGCGTTAATGCTGACCTAATTGAATCCAAGATTGGACAGCGCCCACGCAAGACTCCTGGGCTGTACGACAAAAAGTATCAAGGCTGGAGCTCGGAAGAGATTTATGACCATCTCTATGCTAATGCCGAAAAGATCAACATCCAAGACCTAGTTGACCAACTGCTGGACGAGCACATGGATGGCGAGGACGGAGATGAGGGCGAAGGTGAAGGCACCGGTCGGCCCCGTCTCACTAAAGAACAGCGGGATGCCATTAAAGACGAAATTAAAGATGCAATGATTCAAGCTGCTCAGGCAGCTGGTGCCGGCAACTTGCCAAAAGGTATTGGGCGTCTGATTCAAGACTTTACCGAGCCTAAAATGAACTGGCGTGAGCTGCTGCCACAGCAGATTCAAAGTACTATTAAAAACGACTACAGTTTCATGCGACCTAACCGCAAAGGCTGGCACGGTGATGCTATTATGGCCGGACTGTTGCCCGAAGAAACTATTGATGTGTGCGTAACAATTGACGCGTCCGGCAGTATGAACGACAAAATGTTGCGAGACATTATGGGCGAGATCAAAGGCATTATGGAGCAGTATGCCGAGTTTCGCGTACAAGTGTGGAGTTTTGACACTGAGGTATACAATCATCAAGTGTTTACTAGCGACAACTTGGACGACATCATGGACTACCAAGTACAGGGCGGAGGCGGCACTAGTTTTGACGTTAACTGGACTTGGATGAAAGAGAACAATATTGAGCCCAAGTTACTAGTGTTCTTTACAGACATGATGACCGGTGACGGGTGGGGCGATGAGAACTACTGCCAAACGCTGTGGATTGCTCACAGTGGCGGAGAGCGTATTGAAGCACCGTGGGGCTTGACAGTTCCGTACACCGAACCAAAAAAATAATACTTTGGAATTTAACCCGTTAGACTACCACAATCAGCGTAGAGTAGAAGTACTCTACGCTCATTTCGAACCTGTATACTTTAATCTACAAGTGTCTGATTCTAAATCTATACTGAACTGGATTTACGAACATACCGATTCAAGATTCTTTTTTGGTCAACGCTATGTAAAAAGCACTGACGTTGGGTTTGATTATCTACATTGTGCTGCCTTTGAAGATGCATCAGACCTAGTATTTTTTAGCTTGAACCTGATAGATTTAAATTCTAGGTAAAAATTTTGCCGTCGTTAAGTGTGTAGTTAAATAATATTAACATAACTACTAACTTTAAAGGAGATTGTTATCATGACTGAAACTCAACCCGCACCAACCGAGCAAGTTACTCTTACCCTAGAAGATCTAAACTCAGTTCTACAAATCATTGACGTTGCTACACAACGTGGCGCTTTCCGTCCCAAGGAATTCACTGCTGTTGGTACCATTTATGAGAAAATTTCAAACTTTCTAGGACAAGTAAAAGAAACGGCTGCTCCAGCCGCTGATGCTGCTCCTGCCGAAACACCTGCTGCTGAATAAATATCATGATCAAGCACATTGGAACGCACAAAGGCAAAAAGCTGGTTGTGCTATACAGAACTGTACCCGACGAGGATCATATGTGCTTGGTTGCATATTCAGATTCTCTCCCACCACTGGTTCACGAAGAAGTTATGCGTTGTGTAGAAAGCAATGCAGGGCAAACTGCAGAAGTTTTTGCCGAAGCGCTGTTTCGAGTAACCATGAAGGACGGCACTAATGCACTAAATTCACTTCATGCTAGTGGATTAATTAAAAAAATTCCCACCAATCAAGTTACACTTACTCCCAATGCCTCAACCAAGGTTACCCTTGAGGAAGTCAACAAAATCATCGAAGAAATGGAACGAGGTAAACAGGCCAATAAGAAACTAAACGACATGAATCGTTCAACTAAGGCCACTACCGCAGCGCCATCTATTCCTGATGTACTTACCGACGAGGACCTGGCTCGGCAGCGCCGTGAACAAAGTGCTCGTATGCGTCAGCAAGCAGCCGAGTTACTGAAAGAAGCTGATACGCTGGACCAAGAAGCAGCAACACTGGCTGGAACAACAACTATTAACGAAAAAACTGATGCTACTACTGCACCAAAGCGAGCGGCGGCCAATGCAAGAAAAAAAGCCCCGACGGCCAAGAGCTAAAAAAATCACCCTCAATACCCGAGCCGAATGGCAGCGGTGGGTTAAAGAGGCTGATAAAACAGATGTTCCCATTGAAGTTATTCAGTACGTGGTAGTCAATCTTCGAGATGGAAGCCGCGTACCAATTAACATTGCACAGCTCTTGGCCGGTGGACACGACCCAGTGGAACTTGATCAACACTTGTCGGGTCGACTCCGCGAACTTGACGACTACATTGAAGACGTAGACTATTATATTTCTGTGGCCAGTGTAGCACGAACTGTGCAGGCCGAAACTGATCGATTACTCAAAGATTTATGAAAGTAAAACTAATAAGTTACAGTCGAGCAACGGAAGAACTTGAAAATGAATTTGGGCTTGAACTTGACGTACAGGACTTAATCGCTTACTGTGCTAGAGTTAGTAATCCCAGCAACCAACTCAATACCGAAACCAATGAACGACTAATTAATTATTTGATTCGGCATCAGCATTGGAGCCCACTGGAAATGGTTTCAGCTTGTTTGGAGATTGAGACTACTAGGGATATTGCACGCCAAATGCTACGTCATCGTAGTTTCAGTTTCCAAGAGTTTAGTCAACGCTATGCTGATCCTACTCGAGACTTGGATTTTGTGATTCGTGAGACACGGCTGCAGGATACCAAGAACAGGCAAAACAGTATTGAACCGGACTTGTCTGATCCTGCATATAGAGAACTCAACAAGATGTGGATGGAGCGTCAACATCAGTTGATTAAACTAGCACGTGAAACTTACTCTTGGGCTGTGGACAATGGAATTGCCAAGGAACAAGCTCGTGCTGTACTTCCCGAGGGCAATACTGTTAGTAGATTATATATGAATGGCACACTTAGAAGTTGGATACATTATATCCAACTGCGAGCAGCCAATGGCACACAACTAGAGCATCAAGAGATTGCGCTGGCCTGTGCTGATGTTATTTCAAAAATCTTCCCAATGACCAACACCTTGGTATGACACCAAGGTTCGTTGACTATTACATGGACATAGCTGAGAGAACAGCTCAGCTAAGTCGCGCTCGTAGACTGCAAGTTGGCGCTATCATTGTCAAAGCAACACGCATCATCAGTATTGGGTTCAATGGGACTCCAGCAGGATGGGACAACAACTGTGAAGATGAAATATCCCACGAGGATGGATTTCCGGTTGTCTTAAAAACTCGACCCGAGGTAATTCACGCAGAATCAAATGCCATTGCAAAATTAGCTCGGTGCTCCGAGTCTGGAGTAGGTTCTGCTATGTTCGTAACTCATGCGCCCTGCATGGACTGTGCTAAACTGATATATCAAAGTGGTATCGCATCAGTTTACTATAGGCACGGTTATCGTGACCACAGCGGCGTTGAATTTCTCAGCCGCTGCGGTATTGATATAAGCCAAGCCTAATTTTAGGTATGGCTGCCGTCAAATTCTATTACACTAGTAGCCACAATAGCACCCGGTGATCCACCGTTGTTGATAGCAATATCTACACGCCAAGCAACATAAATAGCATCTCCCCCGCCAGCAGTGATACTTGCTTGTTGTGTCCTGTCTTGATTAAGCACTAACCAGCCACTGTCGCCACCACTGAGTGTGGTTGACCCGTTACCAGCAAAATTGTAATCATTTGAAGTAAACTTAATCAAATAACCAGTGCCAACGTTGGCAGTAGTAGGCGAGTACCAGTTGCCAGTGATAGTATTGCTCCACGAATCAGGATAACCGTTAATTGCAAAGAACGGTGAGCTACCGGTATTGGCTTTGACTATTGTCCAAGTTCCATTAGATTGGAACTTCAATGCCATTGAACTTACACCAGAACTTGACTTGCTCCAATAGTAGTTATTACCATTAAATCCTAGTGTAGTTACTGGTGCGCCAGGTGCTGCTGTAGTAGTTGTAGTAGTTGTAGTAGT